CACGGCAGGTGGGATGAAGACAGCAAGTCTGCGAAGCCGCCCAGCTTCCACATCCTCAAGCTTCTCTGCAATCAAGCTATGAACTGGGAACGACTCGTACGTCGGGTCTATGTAACGAGCGAAATCGACGAGGCCGCTCTGCGCCTTCTTCCTGGCAATGAGCGCCTGTGCGACTTCCTTCGGAGAGGCAGTCCCAGCAGAGGGCTCTTGGCTCGTCAAGCTCCGAAGGTCGTTGCCTGTTATCACCCAGCAGCCTCCGCTTCGATTGCTTCTCCCAGCACCAGACGCTCTTCGTCCGTCAGCTCAGAGAACTCTGCCTCCACGGCATCGGGATGCGTGGAAGCGAGCTTGTTCAGCAGGCCCACGAGCGAACCAGTCGTCGCTTGATCCAAGCTATGCACGACAGTCTTATCAATCTCTTTCCGCTCCGTGTAACCTCGCTGCTTCCCGAGGGTCTGCAGAACCTTCCAACTATACCCTAGATCCCCCTGCTCAACGGCCGAGAAGATATTATCCTCTGCCGTGTCCACCATGTTCTCGCGAGCCTCGTTCCACACTTCGAGCAAGACGGGCGAACGAATCACATGATAGCGAACTGCTTGCGGCGAGGACATTCCCAGCTGCTTAGCGACCTTAGCGAGCTTACCATTATGTTGTATGAGAGCGTCGGCTATCTGTGCGGTTAGCTCCTCACCTTGCGCATCTACAGCCGCTTGGACAGCGGGATCTTTCTTAGCACGGTGATGAATGAGAGGAGCGCTGCAACCGGCCAAAGCCGCAGCCTGTTCTACCGTAGAAGCTTCACCCAAAGCGCCTACTAGAACACTAGAGGAAAACTCCTCTCGACGCCCTTGTCTACCTCTCATCTTGACTTCCCATATGTGCAGTCCTCGAACAGCCGCTCCGTCCCGAAGTGCAGTTGGCAGACAGCAAGCCCTGTCATATCTACCATGCGGCAGCCATCGCCGTTCACGATGAGCTTGTCGTCAGAGAAGCCCTTTCGCTCAATCCAGGCTTTCAACTCTCCGACAGTCCAACGGCGCTGAATGGGGGGTAGGGACCGACTCGCAGATTCCTCTGCGGCTGGCGGACAGTTGTCACTGCGAGCCATTAGGACCCGCCCCCCTTTGCTCTTGTGAAAGCTTGCTGTTCCCGATAGCCATTACCTGCGCCGGCTGAAGCCCATGCCGCCCAGCAATCTCAGCGTAGAACTCCCCATCTTTGATCTCTTGCTCCACAGCCTGGCGCGTGGCCCAGAGCTGCTGAACTGGCAGCACAGCGTACTCGGAATCCATACCCCAAATATACAGCCCGGCGGCCCAGTTGTCAAGCTCCTGGCGCTAGCCAGCGCGCTAAATCCGATAATATCCCGGCTGTCCACTTGCGCCACACGAACACACAACGGCGCAGCCACCGCTCCCCTCATGTGAATAATGCACATAAGATAATGGACATAAGGAATTTTTATTCTGAAATCTTCTGACGTCGAGATCTATATCCCGCGCGTGCGCGGGGGGTTCCCCGCACTTTTGGGGACTATTTGGTCCCACGCGATACAACTAGATACATCGCTAGATCACGCAGTACATACTAGCGCCCCACAACTAGTACGTGGTATCACATGGCATCTAGCCATCACGCCACAGTACTACATTGTACAAAGAGATACAACGCATCCCATCGCCTTATATAATGAACGCATAAACAACTATACGCGAAACCCCATCCTAGCAAATACCATGCCAAAACTATTTTATCTAGGGTGCTGGCATGATTATTGCGTACGTGCAATTTATGCACTATATACCGAGTACTGATCCCGATCGGGGCCCCTAGAACGCAATTATTGCACTAGGTGAAGGAAGCAATATCTATACCAACGTTACAAATCAGCGCAATAATTGCACCACAGTACTATATGATACCACTAAAAATATGTATTTTACACGAGTACGGCATTGGTGGCACAGTACTTGCATTGTTGTTGCCAACATGTGGTCCTAAATTGGGACCTAGTAACCATATACCGGGGAAATGCCATACGACACATTTAATCAGTATTCATCACAGTACGTCGCCTAGGACGCCAACCGGCTAGAACTGGCCGTATACGGGAAACTAGGTATCATAGTGGGTGCGTTGGCCGGGGCGAGTATATACCCCCCGGTAGGTCCCCGAAATCGGCGGGAACTTTTAACGACTAGTTATCTAGCGTCGCCGACACAACCACTAGCGTTTAGCCGTGCTATAGGAACGGGATGCGCTAGGAACACACACCGGCCCGGAGTACGAACCCCGGCGGATAGGGTGTGGGATACTACTAGGCCGTGATGGGGCTAGTGGTTGTGAATATGGAATCTGTCTAGACGGGGGACAATCCACTCCTTTTGGAAGGATCTACCCCATGACTGACGAACAGAAAATGCACGCCATGCGATTAGTGTCGGAAGTAGCGGATCAACTGGCTAATGGCCTCATCACAGAACAAGAGGCATGGGACAAGGTTACGGACGTAGTCGTCCAGGTCCACCAGAACACCGAAACCGAACTTTCGTAAGGTTCCCCGTCTAGGCGGATATAATGTGGGGGGAGGTTGCTAGTAGTTCGTTTCGACTGATGTGCGAATACTCACACACACACTAAGCGAGGTACTAGATGGACCTTTCCACAAGTATACGCCAGGGTTATACGCTGGAAACGAACGCTGGCATCGGGAACAACGATGGGATCACGATGTCCGTAACTGTACGTGGACTGACTGATGGACAACTGAAAACCAAGTTGCAAGCCGAGGGCAATCGGAACGTGCAAGAACACTGTCGGTACTTGTCCGGCCAGTCGTACCAGAACGCGTTAAAGAATAACGCCAAGAATCCCGGACGCTTGCGCCCATCGGATGCCGAGAAAGCTATGTGGCAGAAGTGGTGCGACGATGGTGCTGGGTCAATCGACCTAGCTCAAATCACGCGCCAAAGCTCTGGGGCTGGCGAATCGATGGAAATGGAACTGACGCGTCGGTTAGCTGGCGGTGAGTCCGTCGAGGACATCATTGCCGACATCACTAGGCGTGCACAAGAACAAGCCGAGGCGCTGCGCAGCGACGCTAGTGACACGGTACAGACCGGGGAATCCACGGTCGAAACGTCCGACGAGGACGTTGCAGTAGCAGCGTAGGAATCGCTAGCAACCTCCCTCCACATGGCGTAGTGGTGTGCACTCACACATGACGTCGCCTAATCCGGGGCTAGCGCAACAGACAGTGTATCTATGCTGGTGAGCGCTAGTTGGTGCTTTAGGCGGCGTAGCACTAGCTAGCACGGTTTCCTGCACGCACAGTCCTGGCGCACGGGGACGTTAAACTACGTGGCGTAGTGCTAGGGGACGTAAGCCGGAGAGAGATGCGTAGGATTGTCGCAGTTGGTCATACCTACGCGGACACTGGACGGGCCGTGCTACACACGGGGTGAGTTCAACGTATAAGCAATACCGTGGGAACGGTTTATGCGTAGGGACTCTTTACGTAGATGACTGCCCATATAGCCTGAACAGGGGCACTACGACCCGTGTACTACCACATGATACCATGTTGTGTGGCTGCTCCCTACTCCCTACTCTAGACCCCCCTCCCCATTGGACGGGGTGGGCGGCACAGGGGTTGTTCTTTAAAAAAAAAATAAAAAAGAACACTAACATCCCACCTGAACCTGGACTGGGCGGGGGTGGGGAGGGCCCCCATGAGTAGGGAGTAGAGAGTAGGAACCGATTGTATGTAACTCGACACACTCATGTGCAAATATCACACAAGAAGCGAGAGAACTCCATGCGAAAGATCACCGTAACACACCTACGCAGCCGCCGGCCTCCGGCCACTGCCACATTCGACAGGGCTGCCGATGCCTGGGACTTCGTGGACCGCGTACTAGTCCGCGAGTGCTTGTCCCCTCGGTGCGTCGTGCAGTTGCAGGAAGGCCACCAACTGGTCATCAACGCTATCGGGCGCAGGTTGCTGCCCCGGAAGCGCGCGGGGCTGGCCTAGACGCCGCTGCACACTAGTGCGGCCACGCTATCGACACGAGTGGTCGCACCCTCGACGTGAGGGCTGTGGGGGAGTAGCTGGGAGTTTCCAATGAACTCATGGATAGCCTAGCGTAGTACGCTCCCCCACATGCCTACGATGTTTAGATGGTGATAAACTATCTTGACAACTGCCGTCCAATACATTATATTTGTGTCATGTTTCGTGCAGTGCACGCTTTACCTAGGAGAAACTAGCACATGGAACTCCGTGTTGAACAGCCCAGCATCGTCGTTGAGGAACTGCCGCAATGATCGTGGCGGACCTCATTGCCGCGCTAGCGGATCTAGCGCCGGACATGCCAGTTGTGATCAGTACGTATACTGGTCCTCACAGGGACGGTCCTGCTGACTGCGTGCAGTACGACGTAGCGGAAGTATACGTGGATGACGAAGAATCGGAAGTACAGGTTTGCGCTGTTTACGAACCTGCCGCCGCACACGAACCTAAACTAGGAAGGAACTAGGCGGATGCCTGGAACACCACTGCCCACAAGTACGGTGCGTGCCGTCGAACTACTACTCGACGCGTACGATACCGATAAACACCAGGAACAGATCATGTATGAGCTCAAGGATCTGGACACCCTGGCCGCGCACTTCGCGCACCTGCTCGTGGATCGGCTGATGACGCTTAGTGCCGACACACGGGCAATTCAGAACTCGTTGCGGGAAGCACTCCGTGACTATCACACGCCTGGAGAACCTGAGGCATGAAACTGATCAAGAACGAACAACGCACTCTCGATGAGGGCTTTGACGTTTACGATCTAGTGAGTAGCGCTGGGCAGTATGCCGGCGAGATTCATGAGGACGGGGACGGTCGAGTCTGGATGGGAGGTCAACGCGTTCGTAGTTATCTGGTGTTGGTGCTAGACGCACCATGAAGGTCGCAGACCTGCGGCGCGCACTAGCGTCACACGATGCGGATGCCGCTGTGTTGCACAGCGATGGCGAGGAGTTCACGGATCTAGTCGTGCGGAGGTACTTCAACCTGCAGGGCGATGAGGTCGTGGAACTGGATCACATAGTACTCATGTTTGCACCGCCGCACGAGAAGATCGGCTAACTCGAACTAGTGGGCCGCGCATACTCATCACGCGGAAAAGGAACGCTCATGCGAAAAGGACTTTACATTCAACTTCGCTCGGACGCTGGTCGTACGGAGGCGGAGACACGAGTCATCCCTGACTCATACCTCACACGTTCTCAACTCCTCGTCAAACAGTGCCTCGCGAAGGAAGCGGGCGGGGGCAGGAAGGTACGGTCGAATGCCTAGAACACCGATTGCTCAACTCCAACGGCTGGATGCGGCTATCCAAAACTTGGAGGATGAGGTCACACTATTCACGCAGTACGCAGACACGTCTACGCGGATACACGAGGTCAACGCGTTCGTAGTTATCTGGTGTATGCGTGACCGCTTCGTGGTCCGCTACGGACTAGAGGAACACTTCATCCCATCCGATAGTATGACCGACGACTGGGAACCGGAGTCTAACGAATGAAACAGTTCAACGTCTCACTCAACCTCGTCGTGGACGCGGATGATGCGGAGGCCGCTGCCGCTAAGGCTAAGGCCGAGTGGTACAGCATGACTGCGTACTTCGTCGAAGTTACCGAAGAAGGATCGGCCGAGACACTCATCTACGAGGTCATCGAGACCGCTCACGCTACGTTCGTGCACGACTAGAACTTGGGGGGAGGGTCGCGGATCGTCCGCTTAGGGTTTGCTGTTCCGTGATTGCCCTGGCCCTCCCCTTTACTCCCACGATCAAGGAGACGCTATGTCAGATAGTCGCCCCGTCTGCCACAAGTGCCAACGCGCTATGACCTGCGAGAAGAACGACGACCCTGTCGCTTGCGGCAACGGCTACATCAAGCTCGGAGATCGCTTCCGATGCACACGCTGCGATGTCGCTGTCGTCGTTGGCTTCGGTAAGATGTTCAGATCCAACCGCTACGCGGACGCTGCTCGCGACACGGCCAGCGACGAACGCGAAGCACAATTCGAGGAGCTTGAGCTATGAAGTCCTACGTCACTGCCCATCTTGACCTCCAGCTGGACCACGCAGACGGCCACGCTTTGGCCGTGTTCTTATCCGACCATAGCTGGTCCACCACCTACACCGACGACGTAGTCGTGCGCCTAGATGCGTTCGCTGCTAGCATCAAACAGTTCGACGACCTCAACACCAATCAGCTGCTCACTGAGCTGAATCTCCGGAAGGAAAAGACTGATGCAGGAAGCTAAGCCCTATACGCCCGAGCAGCAGCTAGAACGCCGCCTCCGCGCCATCACTGGTGCTTTCGAGTCCGGCTCTATCGACGTAGTGAAGTGCCTGCGCTGGAAGTACGAGGCCGTCGAGGAGTACAAGGAAGTGCTCACGCGGCAGTACAAAGACGAGGAGCCGTCATGATTGTCTGCGCTGAGTGCGGCAAGGAAATGCGCTGCGAGAAGACTGGTCACCGCGTAGCCTTCCAGGAAGGCACCCACGTCTACGCAGGAGATCGCTACACCTGCGTGGAGTGCTGCGCCTCCGTCGTAGTCTGCAACCAGACTGCTTACAGTGCGGATCCTCCGCTGACTGAAGAAGCAGTGGACGTGACATTCGTGAGGCCAAGCTAATGACCGTGAAGGAACTTCGAGCTATCCTAGACGACATGCCTGAGGAGGCAATGATATTGCAGCGCGGCTACGAGACAGGCTGTGACATAGTGCGACGAGCTGAGCTGAAGGTTGTCTACAAAGCTTCTCACCCTCAGTCTTGGAACGGTGAGTATGAGACTGAGTCTTGGTGGGCAACTGGTGAGATTGACGGTGTGGAAGCTGTCGTTCTGGGCGAAGCATAATGGCCGTCCCTAGTGGAACCTTCCCCGTCTACCTCAGCCCTCGACTCCTCGCGGAGCTGGTCCGCCGCTTCGCTCATCTCCTCGGCGATAACAAGCCCGCAGCGTCCACGCTGATTCGACTGCTCCTCGAGGACATCGCGGGCGAGGAAGACGCATGGGAGTTCCAGGACACGCAGCTTGCCATCGACTTCCTCCGCGAGCAGGGCTACAGCGTCAAGCAGTTCACTGGCAAGCGCTTCATGCGGGGGCAGGCCAAGGAAGAGATGCAAGAGCCTGAAGGCAAGCCCACAACAGCTGGAGATCTGCGTCGCCAAGCACTGCTCATCAGGATATTCCAAGGAGAGACGCTCACGCTCGAGGAGCAGGAGGAGCTGGAAATCTAATGTTCACAGAACCCAAAAAACTGTCTTGACAACTGTCCAATAATACATTATATTTGTATCACATTCGTAGGAGTCCGCTCAAACTCTCAACGCGAAAGGCAATGCTCATGCCTAACAATCGAAGCCATCCCTGGCGCGCTCAAGCAAAGCCAGTAGAAGTAACTCGCCGTAGACAGCGTCAGTGGCTGGAACAGAATGGCGCTGATCCTCATCTTCAGACCAGCGAAGTGGACGAGGAAGAACGCACACGCTCAACCGCACACTTCATCACCACTATGAACAACGAGACTCTCGACGATCCCTTCGAGGCCCTCCGTGATCCTTACGAACAGGATGACTAATGCGTAGCGACGAAAGAAAGAAGCAGCTAATGCAGACGAACTTCGATCGAGTAGTGGAAGTGAGCCTAACGAAGCAGATAGAAGCGGGGCCGCGGATGATTAAGGTCTGCTCCGTCCTCGCTGGGCGACAGCCTTTCTACATCGACGTAGACGAGGCGACAGTACTGCAGGAGGATCTCGCTGAGCTGCTCGAGACGCTGCAACGTGACGACATAGCTCGAGCTGCAGAGTTCTCTGACAACGAGCTGTCCGAGGAGTTCAACCATCTCTACGGAGACTGCGTGTGACAGCTATCCATCGACGGAAGGGGGAGTTTGTTCTCTCCTGTGACACTGTCTGGTGCTCTCCTCCTGTTGAGTTCCGTGTCCCTGAGGACGCTAAGACGGGGCGGAAGCTCGCGCAGGATCAAGCGGGCTGGGACACAGCTGTTCACAAGGGCCGCGTCTTGGACATCTGCCCAAGCTGCAAGAAGCGTATCGAGACAATCAACGCAGCGAAAAATACATGAACTACGACGGATCAGTCCTCACTGCCTCGCAGGTGGGAAGGCTGAGCAAGATTCCTCGCATGGTCTTGCATCTTAAGTGGCGAATCGTTTTGAGCGGCGAGAGAGCCAGCCGTCGAACTGCTGTGATTTTTGCACACAAGAGCAAGGGAGAAGCGCCAATGCCTAGGGGAGTTAAGATCGAGCCTGAGAAGAGAAGGAAGAAGCAGAGATGAACAATCCTCCGCCTTACTACATTAAGTCCCGTATGAAGAACCACGCTAACAAGGTCTGGGGGACTTCCGCCGTCTTCAGCACACTGGAGGAAGCCAAGACTGCGCTCGCAGGCACGAACCAAGCTCCAACGTGGGAGTTTGCAATCTTTCATCAAGGGCAGAGACTAGAGGAAGGAGAGGAGTAGCTCCGCCACAACAGTTCACTCATTACTCCTGAAGGAGCACAATGAACTGGTCGCATTATCAGAAGGACATCTTCGACTACGTTGAGATGGAGAACGGCGGCAACGCCATAGTCGAAGCTGTCGCAGGCTCGGGCAAGAGCACTGTGCTAAAGGAATGCATCTACCGCATCCCTGAAAGCAAGAGCGTCCTCGTCCTAGCCTTCAACCGTCATATCAAGATCCCGTTGGAGCAGGCTCTCGAAGAGCAGTGGAACGTCAAGGTCCAGACCATGAACGGGTTTGGCTTTGCCGCAGTTCGTCGATCGCTTGGCCGCGTGAAAGTCAACGGTGATAAGACTGCGAACGTCTACCGCTACGACATCTTGAATGGCGCTGACTCAGAGGAAGACAGGGCGGTGTTCTTCTCATCCGTCGCTGCAGTTAAGAAGATCATAGCACTCCGTAAGCACTTGATGATGTGGGACTTCAGCCAGCAAGATATGATCGCGCTGATGGACTCCTACGACATTGATCAGCCGAGCGCGCTGACAGAAGGTGAGCTTCTCTACAACATCAACGCAGTTTGGAAGGAGTCGCTAAAGAAGCAGAACATCATCGACTTCGACGATCAGCTCGTTTACCCGATCCTAGGCAACTACAGCCTGGAGCAGTACGATTACATCCTCGTAGACGAAGCGCAGGACCTTAGTCCTGTGCAGATTGAACTGACGAAACGAGCGCTCAAGTCGAGCGGAAGGGCAATTTACTGTGGAGATAGGAAGCAAGCGATATATCAGTTCCGGGGAGCCGACTCCGCAGCAATGCAGAAGATCGAGTCGGACCTTGATTGCACGCTGCTTCCCTTATCAATATGCTATCGTTGCGGAGCTAACATCGCCGCGGCCGCAAAGCATATCGTTCCTCAGATCGAGGCTGCTCCTGATGCTGCCGAGGGAACTGTTGAGACGATCTACTCCGACGAGTTCAACCCAGTAGAAGAAGACATGGTGCTGTGCCGTACGACAGCGCCGCTCGTCGAAGGGTGCCTGCGGCTGATCCGTGCTGGTAAGACTGCCACGGTCAAGGGCCGGGACATCGGGAAGTCGATCGAGACTTTGATCAAGAAGGCTCGCTGCGGTAGGGGCGTGGAGATCAACGAGTTCCTCTCCATGATGGAAGAGTACTATCAGAAGGAACACTCCAAGCTCGCCAGCGCTCGACGGGAGCAGGCTCTGCAGACACTCGAGGACAAGTACGACACAATCCTCGCGCTGTCTGACCACGATGACTGCCGCACAGTTGGGGACATCCTGGACACTATCGAGCGGCTGTTCTCTGACGAAGCGCGCGGTATCATGTTCTCCACAGTCCACAAGGCAAAGGGACTCGAAGCCTCCACTGTCTACATTCTCCGCCCAGACCTGATGCCTCACCCGAAGTCGAAGGACATTGACGCAGAGCTCAACATCTGCTACGTCGCTACGACTAGGGCGAAGCTCCGGCTCGTGACGGTGCTGCCGGAGAAGAAGCCGGTCGAACCCTCATGTGATAAAATCACGGAAGGAGTGGAAGCATCATGCGAATGAACGAGGCTCGCTCGCGCTGATGTCCACGACGCCTGAAGAACGTCTTGAACTCCCACTCAAGTGGGAACCCGTCGACCCTTCTGGGGAGAGCGTCAAGCAACTCGAAGCCATTCTCGAAGTGGCTGTGAACGGTAACATGATCTCTTCCATTGACGCGGAGCGAATGCTTCGCATTATACATCTTAACCCCTGTGCTAGGATTGGCCGCCAAGGTCAACGCCTATCCATCCTGGAAAGCGTAGCTAAGGACCTACGCAACCTCGACAGCCGCCTGACGTTCGCCATTGAGCAGGCAAGGGAGAGCTTCAACACTCTCGAAGCGGTCTGCCGTGAGCAATGGGGACCTGAGGAGGCTAACGATGAAGAAGGGTGATGTTGATGCACTGTTCATTATCGGCGGCATCATCTTATACATAGTTGTCATCATACTCGTCGGCTTGCATCTCTAATCGAGAAACTATCTTGACAACTGTGCTTTTATTTTATATATTTGTTGCATGGTTTGGAAAGCATCGTGCTTTCAGACCAACACTCTTGCAGGAGAATTAGAAATGACCGAAGCAGTAGATACCGGCGCTGAAGCCGGTGAGGAAGAGTCGAAGGAAGGTGTCATTAGCGTCACGAGTAAGAAGACGGATCGCAAGGTCGAGTTCGAGAAGACCTTCGGGACGGACCTGGAGTCTGCCGTCGAGATCTTCGGCGATGCAGTCGTCTTCAATCTGTTCAATCGACAGGCCGTCATCGCCTGTCAGTCTCGTGTCCGTGGCATTCTCAACGACTCCGAGAAGTCACCCGACGAGGCGGTCACCGCTGGTGTCAACTTCGTCCCTGGTGTAGTCACCCGCACGAAGAGCGCTGCGAAGGACCCCGTCGCCGCACTGGCGAAGGACCTGGCGTCCGGCAAGATCGACATGGAGACGCTGGAAGAGCAGCTCCGTGCCAAGCTGGCCGAAATCGGCGGCATCTCGGAAGAGTAGTTCGACTTCCAGGTCCTGCAAGGCAATGAGGAGAGCGTCCCCTCACGACAGCAAACCTCACGCCTAAGGAACGCCTGGAGAACAGGAGGGAGCCAGCAAGGCAGGATACCCGGCTCCCTCCAACAAGGAGAATGATAAGGTGGCAAAGAGAAAGAAACGCAAGGCCGCTGCCCCACTTACACGCGGCTCCGCAAAGTGGCGGATCGCTGGCATTCAGGCTAACCTCGAGGACGCAATGAGGACGTTTGCTAAGTTGCTCACGGCAGAGGAAGTCGTGCAACTCGTGGGCTGCCGAGATCACTTGGACTACGTCCTGCAGAAGTGGAGTGACTAGCTCGTGCCTAACGTCTTCATCGTAAACTCCTCTGCCCACGACTACTCAGACGCTGAGCGCTACGGCTCTCTCGTTGTCATGTCAGAGGGTGCGGTGAACAAGTTCAACGTCTCCGCCATGTTTCGCACGTTCGAGAAGTATCTAAACAAATCCAGCCACGATGACTTCCTCCTATCAAGCGGCCCTGCAGTCATGCAATCCATCGCCTGCGCGATGTTCGCTGCTAGACACAGCCGCTTGAACCTCCTCACCTGGCGCTACGAGGGCGGCGATAAGCCTGACCACTATGTGCATCAAGTGCTCATCTTTAACATACCAGAAGGGAAGCCTTATGAATGTCACTCGAGTAACAGTAGAACGTCTGAAGAACTTGGGGAACTACGAGAATGAAAAGGTGGGATTGACAGCGACATTGGAAGATGGCGAAGACTGCCTAGAGGCCGCGGAGGAGTTGAAAGTGCTGGTCATGAAGAGCCTTGGCGTTCCCGCTAGCTCTTCCGCCCGTGAAGACCTCCTCGCTCACCATCCTCGGCAGCACGGCAGCTGATGGCCGCCTTCTCCGACCTCCACGACGATTCTGAACTCTGGGCCGTCCTCGACAGCACGAAGTTACAGGAGTACACAACCTGCCAACGCTCGTACTTCTTTCAATACGTCCTGGGCTGGCGAGTGCTAGAGACTTCCAACATTCACTTGGAGTTCGGCACCGCTGTCCACATGGCGATGGAAGTTCTCGCAACTGATGGTTACACGGCGGAGGCTTGCGCCAAGGGATTCGAGGTCTTCTATGATCACTACCGCAAGCACTTCACGCCGGAGCAGGATGAAGGGAACTCGCCTAAGACACCAGGGAATCTCTTTCGCGCGCTCCCGCAGTACGTTGCGAAGTATAAGAATGCTGATAAGGATGACGAGATACTCCATGTCGAAACTGCTGGAGTCGTCCACATTTCCGTCGACCGAGTCCTCCATTTCAAGATGGATACAATCTACCGAGGCTCTAACGGCTACGCAAGTAGAGAGCATAAGACAGGTTCTCGCTTCTCGTCTACATGGGAGGCAAATTGGAGACAGAAGATCCAAGCTGGAACTTATAACCATGTCTTGTATTCGCTCTATCCTCAGATCGAGGTCTTCGGAGTAGTCATCAACGGGATGTTCCTACACAATGAGCCGAAGATGACGAAGGACGGGCGGCCTTACGCTGGCAGCAAGGACAATGAGTTTCACCGAGTTCCTGTCAGGATGACGCCCGAGCAGATGGAAGGCTGGCGGCACGATGTGTTGAGGCTCGCGGAAGACATTGAGCGGAACCATGACAAGCTCGCAGCGACGACTGAAGGCGAACTCATCATGGACTGCTTCCCGCGGAACCGCGAGACCTGCACCAAGTACAATCGCCCTTGTCCCTACATCAACGTCTGCTCTACCGTCCAGAACCCTGTCCGCCTACTCGCCCAACCTATCCCGGTTGCATTCGAGAAGGAAGAATGGGATCCTCGAGACATACCCACAGTCAAGGAAAGACTAGAACTCTAATGGCTGAATCAATCGCTGTCCCAATCACAGGCTCCGACGCCGCAATCTCCATCTACCAAGGCGCGCACTCGACGCTTGTCCTAATCATCGCAGCGCCTGGCCGCGGTAAGTCCACCAGCATTCGCACGCTGCCGCCCAACGAGACTCACATCATCAACGTGGCTGGCAAGGACCTGCCCTTCCCTGGCGGTGTCAAGTACATCGAGGGCGAGAACCTCTCCACGCTAGTCGAAGGCCCGCAGATCCGCGAACAGCTTCGCAAGCTCTCAACCGACGAAACCATCAACTACATTGTCGTTGACGACCTGCACTACAGCATGGCCAGCGAGTTCATGTCCAAGGCGATGGTGAAGGGCTACGACAAGTTCACGATCATGGCTCGAAATGTCTTTGACATTCTAGTCCAAGCCTCTCAGTGCCGGCCAGGCCTCAAGATCTTCATCCTCACGCACGAGGAGGAAACTCCAACGCAGCGTAAGATGAAGACCCTCGGCAAGCTCCTCGATCAGAATATCACGCCGGAGGGCCTAGCCGCGATCGTCCTCTGGGGTGAAGTCGCCGTCAAGGAGAACGGACCCAACGAACATTACTTCGCCACACAAACTGACGGGGTGCAGAACGCTAAGAGCCCTATGGATATGTTCCCTGACAAGATCCCTAACGACTTGCTCATGGTAGCTCAACGCATCGACGAGTACTATGCTGGTGTCGAGCTGTCCAAGAGCAAGTGCCTTCCACGCTAACCCCTCTGAAAGCGGGCATCGAACGGGGCGGTCCTCTTAGGTGAAAATATCACCAAAGACAACGCTCGACAATCATAACACTGACGAGAAACTGAAATGACTGAAGCCACACCTGCAAGCATGATCGACGTTGACCTTGACGATGCAAAGCCTCTTCGCGCTCTCGGGGACAACTCGGAAGCGAAGGTCACCATCGTTCGCGCACAGCTGGACGAGTCCAAGTCCTCCACTCCCGCCGAGCACAATATCCACGTGTGGTTGGACTGTGGAGAGGACGACGTCGACGACATCCAGTGCTGGATTCCGCTGCCGACTGCCAACTGGAAGGAACAGGACTACAAGTCCTACACCAAGGCGGTCAACAGGTTCAAGGAGTTCTGCACCAGTCTGTCCTTCTCCCCTCCGATCGACACCGATAGGCTCATCGGCCTAAGCGGCTGGGTCCTGGTGAGTGAGGAAGAGGACGACAGGAACCCGGGCACCTTCCGCAATGGTGTCCGTTCCTGGTTGACGAAGTAGACACTAGGGGCAGGAGGAAGCGCCACGTTGAGAAGCGGAACTGGGATGCTCTCAACATCCTCCTGCCCCCTCGAAGGGACGCACTTATAAGGTGAAACTCTAACAAGGAAGTCTAATGCGTCTCTCTTTTGACATCTCGGATGAAGCGTGGGACACCCTGTCCTCGACTCTCAAGCACGGCAGCCGCAAGTATATCTATGCTCACATCATGGAAGGCTTTGCACGTCGCCTCCGTAAAGATCATAAGCGAACCCTCGCTCTTATCGTGACAGACTTGTGGGATCTCAAGGATGTCTTGGAGGAACCGGAGACAGTGAGTGAGTGATCTCAAATCTCTGAAGGCTTCGATCCTCGACCTCTCGACGGATGAAGTTCTCCCCTTCTTCATCAAGCTCCGAACCACGCGGCGAAACACTATCATCAACGCTGCGATCAATCGGGGCAGTGAGAAGAAGCCGCGGAAGAAAGCAGCAGCTAAAAAAGGTGCGAAGAAAGAGAAGACGGCTGGCATCGTCGAAAGCCTGAGCGCAGAGCAAATCCAGGCTATGCTTGACACCCTCAAGAAGATAAAGGAATCATCGTGACTGAAGCCGCCGCAGCTTGGACAACTCTGCCCGAGCATCCCTTGCTCCACGTAGGACCCGAGCAAATCATATTCGAGAACCGTGCGAGAGACGTGTATGAAGATCTCCCCGAGCTGGCCTCCAGCATCCAAGCTAAAGGCGTCATCCAGCCCTTGGCCGTTCAAGCGACTGATGATCCTAATCGCTTTCGCCTGCTTGCTGGGGGTCGCCGGTATTCTGCTGCTGTTATGGCTCGTCTACGGCCTCTTCCAGTCATTGTCTTTCCCATTGATCTTAGTGATCTAGATAAAGAAGAGATCGAGCTGTTCGAGAACATCCATCGCAAGGCTCTGCTGTGGCCTGAGGAATCTAAGCTCATCCGCTCGATACAGAAGCTGATGGAGGAGAAGCACGGTATTGCAGTCGGTGGGACTGAGGGTGAGAAGACTGGTCACTCACAAGCCGACACGGCCGCGCTGCTTGGGAAGGAACGATCTACTGTCTCTAAGGCCATCAAACGTGCGGACGCTCTCGACCAGCATCCAGAGCTAGCGAGGGCCAAGACAGCGAGTGATGCGGACAAGCTGCTGAAGAAGATCCAACGGCAAGGTGAGGCGGAGAAAGCAGTACGGAAGTACGAGGAGGAGAACGACCACGCGGGGGACGAAGAGAACGGCAAGAGGGCTCTCGCCAAGGGTTACCTCATCGGGGACTTCTTCGAGGGCGTGAAGAACATCCCTGACGCTGCCGCCAATCTCATTGAGATCGACCCGCCTTACGGCATCGACCTGGAAGACATCAAGCGCACTCACGCCTCGAATACCGAGGGCTATACAGAAGCGGATGCTGCTACCTACCCCACCTTTGTCGACGCTGTGATTGAGCAGTGCGTCCGTGTGCTGCACCCCGGCGGCTGGATGATCTGTTGGCACGCTCACCAATGGCAGTACGAAGTTCGCGGCTCCATGTTGAAGCACGGTCTTGAGGTCTGTCCCATCCCAGCGTTCTGGACTAAGCCTATCCAGGGTCAGACTAACGCTCCGCAGACTCGCCTTGGCAGTGTCGTTGAGCCGTTTCTCTACGGCCGCAAGGGCTCTGGCATCATCGTGAAGCAAGGCCGCAACAATCGATTCGAGTATGCGCCAGTATCCAGTGAGAAGAAGATCCATCCGACTGAGCGGCCTATCGAGATGATCCAAGAAGTCTTGCAGACCTTCGCTCAGGCCAACTCCCGAGTGTTCGTTCCTTTCCTTGGCTCTGGCAACACGCTCCTAGCAGCGAACAACGCGGGGATGCCAGCGTTCGGCTTTGACCTAGACAAGGAAGGTGAGTACCAACCTAACTTCACGAAGCGAGTGCAAGATGGGAAGCTGCGACAGTATAGGTCCTATGATGTCGTCTGATGTGATAAAATCACCAAAGGGAGTTGCATTCAAACAGATTCCTATACGGAGACGAATGACTCTATGACCACCACTCCTATCCACGCCCCTTTCACAGCGGGACCGCTTGACGCCCCGATCTGTATGGTGGGGCAGGCACCAGGCCGAGACGAGGCTGCCCACGGTGGCGCCTTCATCGGTCAGGCCGGCAAGGCGCTCGCTCGCTTCTGCGCTTCTGCTGGCATTAACAAGGAGCTGTGCAGACTGGAGAACGTCTTCCAGATCGTGCCAGACAAGGACAAGCTGGACCCTTACATCAAGCTGGGAACTAAGCGGGCGACCGAGAGTGAGATCTTCAAGCTGCACCAAGCGGCGCTCCGAGATCGCCTGCTCAAGACTAGCTCCAACATCATTGTAGCTATGGGAGCGATAAGCAACTATGCACTCACTGGGATTGTGGGAGGTGTTGGGAAGTGGCGCGGCTCCATTATCGAGTCGACGCTTGTTCCTGGTCGAAAGGTCATGCCCTCCTACCATCCTAGCTCGACTCTCAAGGGTGAGTACATCAATGGATACTTCATCACTTTCGATCTCATGCGAGCTAGAAAGGAATCCTTCACCCCTGACCTCAACAGGCTACAGCGAGACCTGATAATTGATCCTTCCTTTACTGAAGCGACGGAGTTCCTCCGGCTGTGTCGCAGTGCTCAACTTGTCGCGTACGACATTGAAACAAGGGGACATCATCTATCTCACATCAGCTTTGCACTGGCTCCCGATAAGGCTATTTGCATCCCTTTTATCAATGGTGCTAAAGATCACTGGATGCCTGATCAGGAAGCTGAGATCATGCTCCTCATCGCTGCGTTGTTAGAGGACGAGAAGGTCTACAAACTAGGGCAGAACCTGTCCTTCGATTGCACGTTTCTCTATCGGCACTTCGGCATCAACGTGCATCCCGTTCACGATACTATGATCGCTGCCGCAATCCTGTTCCCCGACTTCCCCAAGGGCCTGGACTTCCTTGTCGCCATGTACTGCGATGGAGAGCCTTACTACAAGGACGACGGGAAGGTGTGGAAGCAAGGCGCTTTCGGGGACGAGGACACGTTCAGACGCTACAACGCGATGGACTCTGCGGTCCTCATGGAGATCTTCCCGAGGCAGGAGAACGAGCTGAGGACCATCGGGAACTGGGACACTTATGTAAATCAGAAGGACCTCATCCATCCGCTAGTCTACGCGGGAGATCGCGGCATCCTAATGGACACAGCCGCGATGAAGACCGCAAGTGACCGCTGCATGGATGAGATCTCGGTGCTGGACAAGGAGATGCAAGCCTTCGTAGGCCCGGACATTAACTATGATTCCCCTGTGCAGATGATTAACTACTTCACCGTCAAGCACGGCGTGAAGCCCTACGTTAAGCGGAGGAAGACAGGCAAGTCTACGCCGACGCTGGATGAGAAGGCGCTGCTCCGCCTGGCTTCCAGGGGCTACGAAGAAGCCCTGACGCTGGTGAAGCTCCGCAAGCTGCAAAAGGTGAATGGCACTTACTATCAGATGGGGCTGGACGAGGACAACCGTTGCCGCTGTTCCTTCAACCCTGTCGGCACAGTCCAGGCTAGGATCTCCAGCAGCACTAGCATCTGGGGCACCGGCGGCAATCTGCAGAACATGCC